GTCTTTTTTCTCCCCGAAAAAATGATCAGTCAGACCGCCACAACCGGCCATGACAAAATGGAGGCAATCTGACGTCGATCAAGGGGAACTCATGGCAACTCGACACAATCAACCTGAACGGCAAGTAATCATGTCGAATTGCGACGCGCTAATCCGGTTCGTGACCCACGTTTACCCTGATGGTGTGCCGGCCACCGACGCGCCAATTGTCCAGGCCGCGGCAATGCTGGCGCAGGCTGTCGATCAGAACCCGACTACTGCGTCACTATGGGCGCAGTACCGTGGAGCGTTGGGTGATCTAATGGAGGTAACAGGGAATGATGGCGACGAAATCGAATGGCTCGCGGAACAGCTGCGCACCGCGGCTGGCGACCCCGAAGACTGACCGACGGACTCGCGGCGGCGAGGTCGCACGGATCGCTGAGATACTCGGCACACCGTTGATGCCGTGGCAACGCCAAGTAGTTGACACCGCGCTTGAAATTACCGACGACGGATCACTCGCGTTCCGCGAAGTGTGTTTGACCGTTCCGCGCCAGCAAGGCAAATCAACCCTGCTCGTTTCGCTGATGCTGTGGCGCGCACTCGCGTGGGGCAAACGGCAACGGATCGCGTACACCGCGCAAACGGGAATGGCGGCACGCAAAAAACTGTTAGACGATTTCGCACCAATCATCGTCGACAGCGAACTAGGCAAATTCGTTGAGAAGGTCTACCGGTTGGCTGGTGACCCGTCAATCCAGTTCAGCAACGGATCACGGATCGAAGCGTTACCGTCGACCGCGACCGCCGGCCACGGGCAAACGCTGTCAGGTGGCGGTTTCATTGACGAAGCGTTTGCGGACGTTGACGACCGACGCGAACAAGCAATGTTGCCGGCAATGGCCACGATTCCCGACGCGCAACTATGGGTGGTGTCGACCGCTGGCACCGACGAGTCGGCGTATCTGATTCGTAAGGTGCAAACGGGTCGTGACGCTGCGGCGGCAGGGCAGGCCGACCGCATCGCCTATTTTGAATGGTCAGCCGGCGACGACCTCGACCCGGACGACGAAACGACGTGGGAGTCGTGTATCCCGGCGTTAGGTCGAACAGTTGATCTTGACGTTGTACGGCATGCACGCGCCACCATGCCTGACGGTGAGTTCCGACGTGCCTGGCTAAACCAATGGACAAAAAACGACGAACGGGTCATACCAGCATCGGTGTGGGACGAAGTTCAAGGCGACGCAATGCCAGGCGACCGAGTCGTGTTCGGTGTTGACATCAACCTAGACCGCTCCGCGGCAACAATCGTGGCAGCTGACGAACGCGGCCACATTGAAGTGATCGACAACCGCGAAGGTGTCGAATGGATACCCGAACGCTTGCAGCAGTTATCCACAACCCACGGTGGAACAATCGCGCTTGACGCATACGGCCCAGCCGGCATGTTGTCCGAACGACTCGACGACATGAAAGTCGCGCACATCAAATACACCACCCGTGATACTTGCTACGCGGCCAACCTGTTTTACGACGACATATTCGCTGGCAGCATGGTGGTACGACCTCACGACGCGCTCACCGCCGCGATCGCTGTTGCTGAGAAAAAACCGATGGGTGCGTCATGGTTGTGGCAACGCATGAACCCACGCGCCGACCTGTCACCTTTACACGCCGCAACGATCGCATATCACGCCGCACGATTTCGCAACAAGCCAGCCGGCAAGCCGGTGATATTCTAAGGAGTTGTCATGGGACTATTTTCGCGCCGAAAGGTCGAGGAACGAGCGGTCGAGTTTCCGTTCGTGCTGCCGACCGGTAACTATCTACAGCCGACGCAAGGGCCGCTGAATGTCAGCGAACAGACCGCGCTCGGTATCCCGGCGCTGTGGCGCTGCACCCAACTGATCTCAGACTCGATCGGATCGCTGCCTATTGTCGCGTTCCGTGACGGCGAAAAGGTGACACCAAACCCGTCGATCCTTGAACAGCCCGACCGTATGTCGACACGGGTCGACATGATTTCGTCGACGATCGCGTCGCTGCTGATCAACGGCAACGCCTACTGGCTGCTCGGTGACCGTGACGCGCTCGGCTACCCACGGCAGGCCGTGCTGCTCGCAACCGACGCGGTGATGATGAAAACGAACGGCAACGGCGCAATTGTGCAGTACCACGTCGGTGGCCAAGTGTATGACTCAGAGGACATTCTCCACATCCGCGGTTTGACGATGCCCGGCTCGGTGCGTGGCCTGTCAATTATCGAACACCACAAACGGACATTAGGTCTGTCAATTGCTGGTGAGGACTGCGCCGCGAACGTGTACGACTCCGGTGGCCTCCCAGTCGGCGTGCTTGAAGTTGACGCCGACATCACTCGTGACGAAGCCGACGCGCTCAAAGCCGGTTGGACAGAGAAAAACGGTGGACGCAACCGGACACCAGCGGTACTCGCTAACGGCATCAGGTATCGGCCGTTGTCATTCAACCCACACGATCTGGAACTAATCGACGCACGCCGCTACTCAGCCGGCCAGGTCTGCACCTTGTTTGGTGTGCCACCGCACATGGTTGGCGTCGCCGGGTCATCGGGTAACAGCCTGACCTACAGCAACGTGCAACAGGACTCGATTCAGTTCACCCGTTACACGCTACGGCCGTGGCTGTCCCGTGTTGAACAGGCATTGTCGTTGTTGCTGCCACGCGGACAACACGCACGGTTCGTACTTGACGACCTGTTACGCGCCGACACCAAAGAACGATACGAGGCATACCAGATCGCGCTAGCCGCCGGCATTCTCACGGTTGACGAGGTGCGACACATGGAGGATTTGACCAGCCGAACAGGAGATATCACCGATGGCTGACATCATCAACCGGCACGTTGAGGTCGCCGGGTTTGAAATCCGCGAAGACGACGACGGACACCACCTGGTCGGCATCGTCGCACCATTCGGCGCACTCTATGACGCCGGCGCATACTTGGAACGGTTCGCACCGACCGCGTTTGACAAAACAATTCGTGAACGCGGCACCCGTGTCGCGTTGTTGGAACAGCACGCCACCGACCGAATGCCGATCGGCCGTGCCATGACATGGGAAAAAACAAACGATGGACTGATCGCAGATTTCCTGCTCGCACGCACCCAACGCGCAGAAGAAGCACGCACACTTGCTATGGACGGTTTCGTCACCGGGTTCAGCGTCGGATTTATCCCGGTGCGGACACGCAATCTGGAAATGAACGGCAAAGCGTTGCGTGAACGTGTCGAAGTACGCCTCGATCACGTCGGTTTTGTACGCAACCCGGCATACCAAGAAGCACAACTGTTGTCGGTTCGATCGTTTGACCCTGACGACAGCGAACAGGTGCCACGCCTCGCGAAGTACCGTCATTTGATGCGCGGTGATAGTTGATGGCTAACTACTTTGCGCACACCGTCACCGACACCGCGACCCGTGTCTTGGCCGCCGCCGAGATACACCGCGACGTCTTCGCCCAGATTATTGGGAACTTGACCGTGTACATAGGCGACGATGACCAAGTAACCGCCGCGAACGGTCTCCCCCTCGTCAAACACTCCGAACCGATACATAAGACCCTCGTCCCCGGCCAGGAACTATGGGCGATCGTCGGGTCGGGTACTGAATCGTTGCGCGTGTTCACGATTGTGGACTAAAACCAACTGTGTATAGTTGATCGCAGGCCGCCGACCTCACCGCCGCCGCTGCAACGGCACCGTGGGTCACCGTCAGAACCCAACCGAAACCCTCTGACAAGGAGAACCCATGAAACTGCTCGACCAGTTGGTCGCTGAGCGCGCCGAGATCACCACCGCTGTGGAAACGGTGCTCGACCGAGACCTGACCGAAGCCGAGGATAAGAACCTCGGTGACCTGACGGAGCGCGCAAAGGCGCTCGACGCACGGATCGCTGATCTGCGCGACATCCAAGTGTCACACCTTGAGGCCGCCAAGTTGCGCGCCGAGGTTGCTGCCACCGACGACAGCAAAGCGGAAAGCGAGTCACCTGTGAACCGTGTCGACGTGAAGTCGGAACCGCTGACCTACAGCGAGCACGCACACAGCTCGTTTTTCCGTGACGCCTACGCCGCCGAATTCAACGGTGACGTGTCCGCACGCGAGCGCCTGAACCGGCATCAGGACGAAATGCGTGTCGAACTCCGCGACAGCGGTTCGGCCAACTTTGCTGGTCTTGTTGTGCCGCAGTACCTCACCGGACTGGCTGCACCGTTCCTCCGCGCTGGCCGCTCCACGATGGATGTCTGCAACCAGTTGCCATTGCCAGCCGACGGCCTCACCGTCAACGTGTCGCGTGTCACGACCGGTTCCAGCGCAGCCGCGCAGGACGGCGACAACGGCGCAGTCACCGAAGCCACACCCGATGACACGCTGCTGACCGTGAACGTCCGCACCTACGCTGGCATGGTGGATGTGTCGCGTCAGGCGTTGGAGCGCGGAACTGGCGTGGACGGACTGCTCGCCGCCGACTTGGTCGCGGCGTACAACACCGCGGTGAACGCCGACGTGATCAACGGTGCAGGCACCAGCGGAACCCACCTCGGAATCCTGAACACCTCCGGTATCGGTGACGTGGACAAGGACGACGCCTCCCCCACGGCCGTGGAGACATTCTCCGCGATCATTGAGGCGATCGGCACCGTGACCGCTGCCCGGTACGTTCAGCCCGACATCATCATCATGCACCCGCGCCGCTGGTCGTATTTGCTGGCTGGTCTCGACTCGTCGAACCGTCCGCTGGCCGGCA